TCCAGTTGCTTTAATGGCTCCATCACGGGCGCCAGGTACGGTACACCCCGCGCCTGTCCAATACGGACCTTACGCATTAGGTGGATTACGTTACGTCTGCCGGTATCGCCCGCGAAAGCCGGGACCACATCCCACTCCCTTGCATGGCGCGACATCTCGCCGGGATGAACGCGCATGATGTGGTAGGCCGTTGGCGCGCCGAAAGTGTTGCGCGCAACCCCCCCGGCCAACTCGGCCGAGTCGGCCACGCCGCCCTTATTGGTCACGCGATCCGCCTCAACCAACTGTATGGCTAGGCTGTACGGTGATGTCGTGTCAATCATCGGTAGGATTGAAAAACAATCCCCGTTCTCCAGCGTCGAGCGAAAGGCCAGCTCTTGAATATCATAAAAGTTCTGCGACATCGTGGCGTCGCAAAGTGGCGTCTCAGACCACAACCGGAACTCCCGTTCACACGTTTTTTGCCACGCTTCCGCCTCGGCCTCTTCCATCCCCAGAAGGTCGCGATCAATTGAGGATACGAGTGATAAGCCCGTTCCCACGACTTTAGTCACCACCGTGTTTATCGCCCCAGAGGCTAAAGGCGAATTGCGGGTTAGATCGCGGGACCTTTCACGCAATGCGGGCAAATCGGGGAGGATGTCCGCGTCAGCCGATCCAGAGGACACCTTCCATTGCGAGGTTTGCCGCCGAGACTTCGATGCACCGACGTACCCACCCGCAAGGGACATCACCGCGCGGGCGCGGTAACGCTCTAAACCAGTCTGCGGAGACCACCACGCTATCGCACGATCCACCCACGTTTGTTTTACGGTGCGGTCAGGTCGTTTAACTTCGATCATGTCGGTGTTGCGCCCCGTACACTAATACCCGTTAATGGTCCACCCGTCAGCCGGGAATATTCTGCGCTAAGTTCGTGCATTTGTTTTTTCAACTCGGTCGTTCTGGCGCGGTTCAACGTGCGGTTACCGGCGCCAGTTGAAACGGAATACGATTCGGCTTTTAATGCGGCCAGGTAAGCATCCCGTACCGCTACATATTCCGCTTGTACGTCAACCGCGTTTCTTAGTTCCATGGCTAAATGCCCCTCGAAATTATTCTTCTTCCAGTGGGGCTAGGCGCCCTAGCGCCTGATTTCGCGCCCAATACAGTTTGTCGGCGCGCGGCCCAGTTCATCCTAATGAGACCGGCGCGCAATGCCGCCGCGTAGGCGTAAACCTCGCAGTCTAGGGCGTGGTTTTCGCCGGTCTTAACCCATTCAAAGTACGCTTTGCCGCGCTTGTATTTTGTTAATTTTTTTTCGGCGGTCAATTGTTTGTAGTACGCCTCATCCATGCCGTGAGGAAAGTGGAAGCACCCCGGCCCGGATTCTATTTTTAGGCGGTTGTAGATTAATTCTTTTGCAGAGTCGACGCCCACCGGCCACAATTGCACGCCGTTTTTTATTTTCTTTCCTTGCCAGCTAACCTCCTGCAGGGTCGGTTGCCCAAGGATGGCTTTTCCTGATACAGATTGGCCCTTTACAGCGATGACATGAGATCCATGATCACGGACAAAATTGTAAACACACTGTGTTTGATGGCCGCTATCGATTGCCGTGCTTTCGATTCGCAGTGGTACAGCGTGCTCACTCTGTATTGGCAGAGATAACAACTCCGCGAGGTCGTCCCAGGCCTCTGAGGGATACGCCGACGTGTCGCCGTAGATAACGTGGTAACCCAATCGCCAGGATTCCTCCCCTTCTCCCAAGGCGACCAACACGCAAATTATTCTGTTGTCCTGGACGTCTACGCCCGCCGTGACCAACAACCCCTCGGGGGGGCATACCATCTGCTGGTAATCATCCGCGCGCAGTTGCAGCGCTTTCCATTCCGGCTGTTCCCCCTTCACCTCCCAGACTTCGCCGAGTGACGTGTTTATCCACGTTTTGTGAGTCTCAGGCAGCTTGATCGAGTCAAGAAATGACACGGCCATTTCGCCGAACGTGACCCACGGCGAATAGATTTCACTAATGTGGAATCCGGCAATTCCTTTTGTCGTTCGACTGGCGCGCCACTCGCCCGCTGATAACATGGCTGGCTTATCCGTGTCGGTGATCACCGCCGCGCAGTGATCACACCGGTAATAGGCGTCTGGCGGTGACTCAGGAGGCCAGATCACGTTAGACCATTTCAGCGTTTGATAGCCGTTGCAGTGCGGACACGGTACCCAGTAATACCGCTTATCCGAGGTTTCGAACCCCGCTTCTATTCTCGACATCCCCTTTGTCGTGGGGGTCGATCCCATTAATTTCTTGCGATTCCAGAACGTTGTAGTACGTTTTGCACCCAGTTTAATCGGGTCCCCTTCCGTACCCGCGGAAGCGGGGAACCGATCAACCTCATCGCAAAGAAATATACGGATAGGTCTGGACGCTAACCCAGCGGGGCTATTGGCGCCCGCTATGGTGATGTGTCCGCCTGGAAATGATTTATGTAAAAGTGAATTACCGGAGTCACGAGACCGCGCGTCTTTTACTTTGCCGCGTAATGTCTGCGTGTCACGCAGCATCGGCGCCAGTCGATCCTTTGACCAGGCTTCCCCCATCTCCAACGTTGGCTGGATCAACAGGATCGGTGATGGATCCTGATCGATGTGGTACCCAATTACATTGTTTAGTATTTCCGTCCAACCTATCTGGGCGGATTTCATCACCCAAATTTCGGAAATCGTAGGATCCGTGGTGGCATCCATGATCCCGCGCTGATACGGCGCGCGATCAGTCCGCCACTGGCCCGGTTCCGCTGAGCTTTCGGGGCTTAACTTTCTTTCTCGGTCGGCCCACTGGCTGACTGTCAATCTCGGGGGTGGTCTCCACGCCTGCATTGCCCGGAGCACCGGCAATGGGATTGGTTGAAGAAAGCTCATTTAATGCGTCATAGAGTAGCGATTGAATAACGTCTTGGATTTTTGCGAGCGACCCGGCGCCGATTACTAGCGGGGCCGCTTTTGTCGGGATGGCAAGTAGCCTTACCTTTGCCGCTGATATGATGCGGTCCCACCAATCAGCGACATCAACAGCCGACACTACCTCGCCTTTTGCTTTCGAAAGTTCGAGTTCTGATAATGCCGCTTTTGCTTTTAACCAGCGTGATCGTGATTCGCTTTCGCTTTCGCTTCCCGTGTGCTTTCCAAAAGCAAGATCTTGAAGATACTTGACGTAGGCTTTTACTACCGCGACAAGGTTATATTTTCCTTTTTCCGCCTTGGGAATGATGCCCTCTTTTGCGAGTTGCTGTACCCGTCGCTCGGTTAAGTTTAAGAGCTTGGCAATTACATCGACTGAGTATAAGTTTTCGGCCACGGCCTAGACCGCGCGGTCAGCTTGTACGGCGCTAAACAGCGCGCCCGTTTGCTCAAGCACGGGCTGTCGGCCGGTCAGCGCCGACCAGCGCAACAGGATGACATCGCAATACCCTGGATCAATCTCCATTAGACGGGCGCACATCCCTAGTCGGTCGGCTGCAATGAGTGTGCTACCGGATCCGCCGCAGGGATCCAAAACGATGTCGCCCGACCGCGCGGAGTGTTTCAGCATTCGCTCTACCAGAGCAACCGGCTTCATCGTCGGATGGAGATCGGATCGATGGGGCATATTTTCATGGATGATCGACGGGACCACTTCTTCCACGGTGGCGTCGCCGTCGACAACCATCACGCGATCACCCACGCGGATCATGTAGCGGCCGTCAGCCATCTGCACAAAGGGCGATTGCTCACCCAAATCCATAACTGTTTTTTTCTTGCGGCCACCGTACCACCGGTGTTTAGATCCCGGCTTCCACCCGTATAGGATGGGTTCGTGCATCCACTGATAATCCGAGCGGCCTAAAACTATACTGTTTTTTTTCCAGATGATTACACCGGACAATTTAAAGCCAGCGTTTTTAAATGCCTGCGTGAAATTGTTTCGCTCAATTTCAGAGTGCGCCACGTATATCGCGGCGCCCGGCCGCATCACAACCATTAGGCTCTTGCAAACCGCAAACAGAAAATCATAAAACGATTTATCGTCGAGCGAGTCGTTTTTTATTTCTGATTGTTTTCGTTTTGAATTACTACCCGTCGACTTATCTGCGTAGTCGACATTATAGGGCGGGTCAGTCCAAACAATGTCCGCCAGCACGCCCGCCATTAATGCCGCCATGTTTTGCGTGGCATCCCCGCACATCACGCGGTGAGGTCCCAAGATCCACACGTCGCCCTGGCGTGAGGTAGAGACTTCAGGTACCGCTGGGGCCGTATCTATTTCTGAATCATCAGCCGTGCTAGCTAGTAGGTCGTCAAGCTCTTCATCATCAAAGCCGGTCAGCGATAAATCGAAATCGAGCCCGCGCAAATCCTCAAGCTCGAGCGCCAGTAACTCTGTATCCCATTCGGCCTCTTCGTGCGTTCGGTTGTCCGCCAAACGGTACGCTTTTATTTTGGCGTCAGATAGATTCGTCGCGACGTGGACGGGGACGGTTGTCAGCCCCAACAGCCGCGCCGCCGCCAATCGGGTATGCCCCACAATCACAACATGTGATTCGTCAACTACGATGGGTTGCCTAAAGCCGAATTCCTTAATAGAAGAGGCCACTTTAGCCACGGCCGCGCCATTTTTGCGGGGATTGCGTGCGTACGGTATTACCTTATCAATGTCGAGTGTTACAACTTGCACCGAAACGAAATCCCTAAATTTTGTCTGTGACTAGCGAAAGATCGGGGTCCGAACTACCCGCAGGCGATAAACAACGGAAGGACCCGTGATTAATTAGTTGAAAGTAAACATAAACCCACGCTGTCGCCACTGGCTTAGTATTAATAAACATTAATATATAACCTTTATCTTACCCATTCCACCCGCTCCCTATGCCGACGGCCTCAGTGATACGCGTGCCCTACCTGCCGTAGCTATAGCCCTGTACACAGCCGCCCTTAGCTCACG